CGGGTGCGGTGAGTGTGGACTACCTTGTCGTGGCTGGTGGTGGTGGCGGTGGAGGAACTAATCCTTCACAAGGTAGTGCTGGAGGCGGCGGCGCTGGTGGTTTCAGAACCGGAACCGGTCTTGCTATCACGGCTGGAACTTCCTATACCATCACGGTTGGTGCTGGCGGGACAAGTGGAACTGGTAGTGGTTCTCCTGGCAGTAGTTCTGTTTTTGATACGATTACCTCTGCTGGCGGTGGAGGTGGAGGTACTAACACCGCAGGCGGCGCAGGTGGATCGGGAGGTGGCGGTTCGGGAGTTGCACCAGCTTCTGGTGGTGCAGGTAATACACCTTCAACTGTTCCTTCACAAGGAAATAACGGTGGAGATGGATCTCCTAGCGTACCTAATTATGGACAAGGTGGTGGTGGCGGAGCATCTGCCGTTGGAGCAAATGGAACATCCACGGCTGGTGGAAACGGTGGAGATGGAACTACATCAAATATTTCTGGAGGTTCTGTCACCTATGCTGGTGGTGGAGGTGGAGCTTCCTTTAATGGAGGAACAAATGGCTCTGGTGGTGCTGGTGGCGGCGGTGCCGCAGCAAGACCGGGCGTTGCAGGAACTGCCAACACAGGCGGTGGTGGCGGTGCTGGGCAGTATCTATCTAGCGGAGCCTCCGGCGGCGCAGGCGGTTCAGGTATCGTAATTTTGAGGGTTAATTTTTAATGAAGACATATCAACTCATGGGCATTGACACAGCGGTGCATCTGTTACGACCGGGTGCGAAGTGGGAGTGGACAGGCGGTTTAGGGTTTACCCGTTGGGACGATCCAAGGCCAAAACCCTCTGTGGAAGAAGTGATGGAAACCATTGAAAAGATCAAAGCCTTTGAAGATTCCATCAACACCATCCTGTTGCCTGAACAGCAAGCGGCCTTTGATGAGCATGTCAAACAAATTGAAGCGGGGATGAACGCTTGAACCTTTACAGCATATTCCCAACCCCCGTTGCCAAATTTGACCTTGGGCGAGAACTCAGCGCCGAGGAGTTGGACTTTGTGGGTTCACAAGAGACTCACAAGAATATGGGTAACACCACCAGCAATAACCGCTATGTGTTGCGCGATGACACAATGGCAAAGCTGCGGGAGTTTACCGAAAGCTCTGTGGCGGAATACCTCAAGTCCATCTATGCCCCGAAAAACGATGTCAGCTTGCGGATTACGCAGTCATGGCTCAACTACACGAAACCCGGTGAGTTCCACCACAAGCACGCCCATCCCAATTCTTTTGTGAGCGGAGTCTTGTATCTCAAAGCAGCGCGTGAGCGAGACAAGATTTATTTCTACCGTGATGGCTACCAGCAAATCAAACTGCCGACCGACAACTACAACTTGCATAACAGTGATTCGTGGTGGTTTGAAGTGGGTACCGGCGACTTGATGATTTTCCCCTCTAGCCTTACTCACATGGTCGAGACGGTTAAAGAAGAAGATCGCATTTCGTTATCTTTTAACACCTTCCCTGTCGGCTACGTTGGCGAGGAAGAACAGCTAACCGCATTGCACTTGGAGAATTGAGATGGCTCATTTTGCCCGCATTGACGAAAACAACGTCGTAACCCAGGTAGTCGTTGTGGCTAACAAGGATACGGCTGATGCCAACGGTGTGGAAAAAGAACATATCGGCGCGGCATTTCTTGAAAAGTTATTTGGCGGCGTTTGGAAACAAACGAGCTACAACGGCAACATCCGCAAGAACTACGCAGGCATTGGCTACACCTACGATGCTGACATCGATGCCTTTGTCCCACCGCAGCCCTATGCGTCTTGGGTATTGAACGATGCGGCCCAATGGGAAGCGCCGGTAGCAATGCCTGACGATGGGCAGATGTACTCTTGGGATGAGGCCACAACATCTTGGGTTGAAGTGGTGAACGAGGCTGAATAATGGACTATCAGATTGCATTTAATTTTGCGATTGGTATTGCCGCCGCTTTTGGCGGCTGGACATTACGCAGCATCACCAACTCGCTCGAGAATCTTCAGCGCGACCATAAAGAAATGATGAGTCAATTTGTGCGGCGCGATGATTACAGAGATGCGTTGGAGCGAATTGAATCTATCCTAACCCGCATCTGGGACAAGCTAGATGAGAAGGTTGATAAGTGAGTGAGCAATCCGCTAGACAAGTTGACCGAAGTCGCAGGGGCTGCGGCTAACCCCTTATCGGCAGCGGAGTCCACGCTTAAGGCTGCTCGTGGTGTTGTTAAAGAAGGCCACGGTTTAGTTGAAGATGTTCGGAAAATTGCGGAGGCGGAAACAAAACGAGCAGAAAAAAAGGCAGATCAAAAAGCGATTCAGTCAGCAATTGATAAGCACCGTGCAGCCAAGCGAGTGGGCAAACAGGAATCGGAACGCGCTGCGAAAACTTACAATGCAGACACACAGACCTCTCATTCTGCTGCTGAAAAGATACTGATTGAGAAAAAGGCACAGGAAGAAGAACACGCGCTGATTTGGTCGATGTCTGCCGATGAACGTGAGGCTTATTTAGCAGAGAAACGCAAACAGATTGAGCTACGCAGGAAGGAAGAACGAAGGATTGAGCTTGAACGGATACGTCGAAAGGAATTACGAGATAGCATTATTGGCGGGATAATGGCGATATTTGGTCTGTGCGTAGGAGTCTACTTCATCTTCGACTGGCTTTCGGTCGAGGCAACTGGGCAAAGTATTAAGGAACGGATGGGCAAATAGATGTGGCAACAACTTCTACCTTTCGCTGCCAAGATTGTTGACAAACTGATTCCCGATCCCGAAGCCAAAGCCAAGGCGCAAATGGATTTAGCGAAGTTAGCCCAAGAGGGCGAGCTTCTAAAGATGGCGAATGAGACGGAACTCTACCGTCTTGAGCAGGACAATGTGACTCACCGTTGGCAGGCAGATGCTGCTACAAACTCTTGGCTTGCTCAAAACATTCGGCCTATGACTTTGGCTTACATTTTAACAGCTTACTTGGGGCTGGCCCTGTTAGATGGGTTTGGCGTTAAGGTGGCTGAAGCCTATGTCACCCTGCTTGGTCAGTGGGGCATGCTCGTGATGTCTGCGTACTTTGGCGGGCGTACACTTGAGAAGATCATGGACATGAGGAAGAAGTAATGGATTGGGGACTTTATCCAAACTTTAAAGCTGAAGAGTTCGATTGTTCCCACTGCGGCAAGAATGAGATGAGGCCGGAGTTTATGGGGAAGCTTCAGGCTTTTCGCATGCAGTACGGTAAGCCTATGCGGATCACCAGCGGTTATCGATGTCCAGAACACCCCATTGAGGCCAAAAAAGACAAACCTGGCGCGCACGCGAGCGGGCTAGCGTGCGATGTGGGAGTGGATGGGAAGCAGGCGTATGAGCTGATGAAGCACGCCTTTGCGCTGGGCTTTACCGGCATTGGTGTGAGCCAAAAAGGAAGCGGCCCTCGGTTTATTCATCTCGATATGTTAGAGGAAGCGCCAAGGCCCAACATTTGGTCGTACTAATATGCGAAGCGATGGCATCCCAAGGTGCGCTGTGAGGAATGCTATTTCATTGAGACACGCGCGCTAGCTTTCGGGCAATGATGTCAGCCTCCTTGTTTAGGCCATGTGCGCGCATGCGGTACAGAATTTCAGCAATGGTTGGCTCGCGTTTTTGGCCATAACCCCACGGGTGTCGCTTTAACTCCCGCTCCCAACTCCCTGGTTCTGATTCAGTGTCTATTGTCACCAGTAATCCCCTCCCAAGCCCCTAGAGCAGCGCACGTTCGGGGGTGGCACATGACGCCACTCGTACCACCGAAACACCTGAAATCGCCTTACAATGCGTTTTAACCAATTCACGGTAGTGCCTCCACGCTGTAGTTGGTACTCGGTGACTTCCAGCCTCGCGGCAGTTCGCCGCCAATCCACGACGGGTCTTGCCACAGCAGCCGATTGTTGGGGTAGGCGATCCACTGGCCAGTATCCAGCGCAATGATGTGATGATCCTTGCTTTGGTCAGGTATTTCCGACCACCCGCCGTCAGCCCAAAACACGCTGAATAGATACACGCCAGGTCGTTGCACCCCGTCGCGGCCTAGCGCCTTCACGCGGTGGTTACGCAGGAACTGCATCTCACGCACGTCGCAGAACCGGCTAAAGCTATCCCACCAACAGGCGATCTGTAAGCTCATGGCGGGACACGGCTTGCTGCACAGCGCGTGGATCGGCGTCCTTGCCCACTGCGCGCCATTATTCAGCATTACGCTAAACATGGGGACGCGGGCAGGCTCTGCGCGGAAGCCGAACACGGTGCATTCAGTAAACTCACCCTCGCCTTGCGTGTGGTCGTACAGAAATTCGTTTCGGATGTAAGCCGTTACATACGGCGTGTCCACCATAAAGCTCATGCCACGATTCCGTATTCTTCGCGCAAAATCTTTTTGTAGGGCTTGCCTTCGTCTTTCAATTTTTTCACGAGCAGTAGTCGATCATATAAAGCCCATTGACCATCTTTTTCAAGCGCTTTGATAATGATTTGGAGTTCGTAATCGTTAATGGGTAAATCCATGATGCCTCCTATTACAACAAATCTTCTGCGTGCCGATACCACTGCGCGATCAGTTCGGGCCAACTCGTGAAATCGTTATACAAATCCTTGTTTTGGATTTCAAACGTATCGGCCTTTAACTCAAACGTCGTGCCATCGCTCCGCTCCCGCTCGGTGCCTTGACGGTAAAGCGTGGCGCGGTACAAAAACATTTCCTTGGGTAGCCAACCGCAAAACGTCAACTCGCGGTTGGATTTGTTAAAACTCAAAAACAGATACGCATGGCAGTCGTAGTTAATTTGTGACCGCAGTAGGTTATTGACGTAGTGCGGCTCGGGGTAGCGCGAACGGCCCATCGTTTTTACATCAAAGTTAATGCCAAACACCTGAAAATCGATGCCCCCATCAAACCCTGTGTCATGCTGCATCAGCGGCTGGCATAGCCCAAGATTAACCATGTTTTGACCAATCACGCCGACTAGTTGTTGCTCAACGTTGCCGTCACTCCCATCGCCGCGATGGCCGAGCTTGTGGCGTTTGGAAAATTGCCAACTTTCGTCCATTACCACATCCGGCACGATTACGCTGAAAGGCATGGCTGCTCCGGTACGGGGATCACGATGCCCATATCAGCACAGCGCTGGCTGATGAACTCAAGGTAATCGCTAAACTCCTGCTTGGTCAGTTTGCTTGAGCGTTTGAGCGGTCGGGTGCGTTCGCGGCCAAAGCCTGTGATCGTTTCGGTGCCTGCCCACTCACCCAAAAAATACTCGTGGATGTCCTGAAGCTCCCACCCTGCCAGTAATTCGCCCGCACCTTCAATCAAACTGGGATAGACCACCCCGAACAAAAACGCATTTTGTTGATGTGTTCGGGGCGGCTTCCACGGCTGAATTTCCACGCTCCACGCTTTCGTGGTGTCTAACCCCTGCACCATCCGCGTCACGGCAACGGTAAGTTGCTCTAGCGTCGTGCCAATGGGAAAGATGCGTTTCATTGGTTCGCCTTAAAAGGGGGCATCCATGTCATCCCAAGCAGGTTCTAATTTGGGTGTGGGCTTGGCTTGCTCCTTTTCTTGAAACGTCAAGCTCAAAAACTTATCGCCTGTTTTTTTGCTCGCCTTGATCCATGCCGAAATGTTGTAGTCCACGTTATTAATGACGGCAGAACCACGGTAATCGGGCCGCTTTTCGTGGCCACCCTTGTCGTTGCGGAATAACACGCCTTTCAAATTGGGATCGTATTGCATCATTTCACCTTTTCTAGCTGTTGAAGTTTGTCATCTAACTCTGCGAGGAACTTAAGTACCTCGGCCTCTAGCTCGGCAATGCGTTTATCGTCACGCGGAACCCGCACGATCAGCATTTGCAGATGCTCGGGTAGGCGGGGGTCGTAGCTCACGAATTCGCAAAACGCTCTGCCGGTGCAGGCCATTTGCCACTGCATCTGGGTTACATGTTTCTCGACCGGCTTGCCCGCTAACAGGTACTCCAAGTGAGTTGCGGTGTTAGGGCATTTGTATTCCACGCAGCCTTCACCCACAAACCCGTCTGGGGACGCCCCTGCCATCGCAATGGTCGGGTGGTCTATGAACCCCACCTCCTCCACCAAATCGCCTGTACGGGCGCTGTAGGCGGCTCTGGCGGCAGGCTCTTGCTCGACACCCCAATCCATCGCGGCGTTACTGAAGTTAGACGCCTTCTGGCCGGTCAACCGTTCCACGATCAGATCGGCCATATAATTCTGGCGGCTCGCGCTGTAGCCCGATTTGGTCTTGGCGACGACATCCGCAACTCGGGATGCCGTCACCTTGCCTAACCGCGCCTGAAACCAATCGTCGGTGCGCTGCTCCATTACGCCGCCTCCGGCCCAGTGAGTTCTTTTTTGCGTGCGGTAAACGCATCGATGTGCGTCATGCGTTGCGCCTTATCCAGCCGCTTAAAGAGTTTGTTTAAATCGTCCACAGACGCTGCTGAATTGATCAGCGCGACGAGATCAGGGTCAACTTGCGGTGTCTTGCTGCTGCGGCCTTGTGCGGCCTCTGCGTCATCGTCGATCTGGGCAAGACCCACAATGGCAGCTAGCGCGTAGCGGCGGGCATACGTCAACCCAGAGCCTTGGCCCTGCGGGCTAGCATCTTTGGTCAGCACCGGCATTTCGCCCGCGATCCACTCGCCCGAGCTATGCGCGAGCGTTGTGACCAGCAGCAAGCCCTGCTCGGTCATGCGAGTCGTCTGCACGACTGACAAACCGTTAGCGGCTAACTGCTTACGGCAAGCATCCCAGCATGACGCAAGGTCAGCGTACTTGGATTTAAAAAACGGGTTGCTGCTGTCTTTCAGCGCACCCGTGATGTCGGCTTGGGCTTTGCTTAATGCGGCGGCCAATGCGCCAATGGTTTCACTCTG